GGCTTATCTGAATTAAAATGCTTATCTAAAATTTCTTCATTTCGTACACCTGGTTCACGATATAAAATACGAGAACACTTAAGATTATCTTGAAGATATTTTGTAATAGTATTTGTCTGTGTATGAATAAGTCCCTTATCATTTTCATGGTGCTTACAGATCTGCTCGATCTGACTTACAATTTTAGGTAAATTAGCCTGCATATTACTATAGTTTAACTTTACTTTTGTATTGGCATAAATTGGAGCTTTATTAGGATCAAAAGTAGACTCTGCTTCAATATATTTAAACTTATCAATCCCTAAGGTTTTACAAAAATTTGCAGGGTCAATAATTGTAGCTGACATAAGAATTACTTTATCAGCATACTCAAACAAATACCTAGATAGTTTATCTACCTTAAGAGGCATAAAATTAATTCCCTTTGCAACTCGTTCAAAAAGATACTCACTATCATGCCATGTATCTACAATAGCTCGTAACTTACTATGAATGTTTAGTAGTAAAATTACTTCATTCTTCCGTTCGTTTAAAGCAGCAGGAGTACGTTTTGCACTTTTATTTGTAATTTCCTCACGTAACTCCTCGACGCGTTCCTCAATATCTTGACATAGAGTATTAACCCACTTACCAACCTTACCGTAATCTGTATCACTTGGAAACGGACGGATGATTACCATTGACTTTTTAAGAAAATCATAATTAACCTGACATGAAAATTCCTTAACAAGTTGATCTTCTAATTCAGAAGCTTCATCACAAATAAGATACTGCTTACGTTTTACGTGCGCTGGTAACGCAAAGAACATATTATAGTTTAGTGTAGCAAACTTAGATGTAAGAGCTTTGTTTCTTGCATTATAGTATGGACAGCTATTCTTCTTCCAGCAGTCCTCTTTTAAGCTCTTAATATGTACACACGGTGCACTCTCAACTGTGAAGTTATTATCATAACTGCATTGATAGTTTGACTTACCTTTGAGAACATCTACATCATCAAATAATTCTTTATATTGATCTTGTAGAGCCTTTGTAATTGTAAGAGCAAAAGCACCAAACGGTTTTTCATCCTCAGCTTCATTTTGATAACCTCCAACGTTATTATGCTTATAGATTTGATATGAATTTACAAGATCAATATAATCTTCTGAAGGCTCTTTTGAATCATTACCTAATGTTTTAGATATAAATGATTTACCTGACCCTGTCGGTGCACTGCACACTACAAACTTATAACCATCATCAAACGCTTGCTCAATATTTTTAATCAGTTTAACTTGAGACTTATTCGGAGTAAACGGTTCCGGAAATTTTTGTAATAACCCATTAAGCATATATTACTATTATATGCTAGTTCCCTCTCAATTAATAGGTATAATGTTGACAACATTATCGTAAATTTTATGAGAAGAAGTTGTCTTACATGTTTTTAGTCTGCCTATTACTGGCTGTGTATTATTACATAAAGAGCTTACTCTATAGTTTAAAGTACATATACCATTATCACCATAATTCATTAAAAAAGGATACGGTAGCTCTAAAACTTTACTTTCTCCTTTATCTGTCTCTATATAGAACTTTATAAAATATTGCTTTACATTAAAAAGTTTTAATTTTCCTGTCTTTAATACTTTATTATCACACTTAAAGGTAACTTTAGACTGAAGAAAGTTTTGTAAAATTTTATTGTAAATTTCAAGTGTCATGAGTTCATAAAGTTAATTTTTTGGTCTACTGACATAGGAAGAATTTCAGCATTGAATATTTTCCAAAATTTATCATTTGCAGGCATCTCTCTTATAACATCTACTTGATCAGCAGATACAACGCGATAATTTTGCATTAATAAATCCCATACAACACACGTATTAGTAATAGCTTCATTAAGCTGTTTTCCGTGTTTAGGTGGTGTATAATTTAAGACAATTTTACCGTTGGTTGAGTTTAATAACTCAAAAGATTTTGTACAGATCATTCTACGAGTCGCTGGTTTTCCAGCAACAGGAATACGTCTTGTAAATCTTAAATCGAGAACATTACCTAACAGTAATGTTTCAAGCGTCTGTTGTGGTACTATCATTTATTTCTTTTGCTTTACAAATACCAAAAATTCTACTCTCATTTAAAAATACACCATTACCTACAATACCGTGATCTTTAATAGCCATATTAGCAACCGTAATACCTAAGTTACTAGGGAATAGCACAATATCTCCTACCTTAGTATACTTTACATCTGGCCCAGCAAGAATAACTTTAGCTTTTCTCCATGCTTTTGTTATTGTATTAGTAGGAATATAAATTCCATTTCTAAGTATACCATCACCATCTGCAGTCATATCGACATATTCAACGAGAATAATATCATCTAAGATGAAAGTTAGTTCTAAATCTTCTAACCCGAAATCTCCATCTGAATGTGAAGATAAGTCAATAAGACTTTTCATTGGTGCTAGCGTATCGATGCTTCTTGATGCCATATAGTTAATTAGGTAGTGTCTTAATAAAGTCCAGGTATATACTTACCTCACGTTGCGATATCATTTGATTGCGTGCAAGAATAGGAATATTTATATCTTCCTTTTCTTCCTTCTCTTTTTTCTTTTTTACATACGCAATTTTTTTATACTTACTTGTAGGTAGTAAGTGATGGTATAGTTTGTAGTGTTCGTTCTTATCATCAAATAAGCCTGTAAATCTATTAAACGTTTCGTTTACAAATACAGCTTGTGATTTATCGTAAAAAGAAATCCATCTATTTAGCATATAAGGAACAAACGCTTGAAGACCTTCATAGTCGAGATCTTCAGCGTTTGTCTTTTTACTAAAAACTAATTTTCTTAGTAAATCAAAGAAGTTCATACAATAATCTTACTAGTCGCGATTTGAATGTCCTTAACTTCATTATTAAAGTAGTTTACTACCTTAGCAATAAATACTTCAATTTGATCATCATTAAGATTAGAGCTATATGCAAATCCTGGTGCTTTTTTACCTGCATTAACGTTAATACCTGTATGACCAATTGCTACATTATCCTTAGAGTATGTAATAGATACACTAACCTTACCTACTTCACGTTCCGTCTTATCAGAGCCAAGAAATGTGTCATGAACCATAAGATCATCACCCTTCATTTGAATAGGTCTTTGAATAATATGAGATAGTACATTTGCAATTGCTGTATTAAGAAGTCGTTGAAAAGCTACAGCACCAATAGGGCACAAGTTAGGAATCTCCCAGCAGAAATTAATAGCATCATCACTAAAGATATAATCCTTAGTAAGAGAATCTTCAAGATCAATTAGGTTATCACTTACAAACATTGGAGCTCTAAAAGCAACAATGTTACCGTAAGGTGATACTTCCTTATTAAAGAAGCGGTATGCAAAGCGGGAGTGAATTAGTGAACCGTCATATATATGTTGTTGAGCAATCATATAGTTATTATAGTATAGAGTTAATATTTTTCAACTTTAACATTACCTGTTTTATCGCCATCCACATATCCAGATAAGTATAGGTTGCTAATCTTCCAGCAAATATTACATTATTTTCTTCTTCAGCTAATTTTTTATACTTGCTATACATTTCCATACCTTCCCCAAACGGTATAGAATAAAACGGTATATCTCCTTCTTCATATTGTTTAGGATATTCTTCTGTTATCACTGTTAGTCCTTTATGATTTTCAGTGAAATAACTATGATCATACTTTCTGGTATAATCTACTTCCTTATTGTTCTGATTAATAATGAAGGTATCTTGCTTATCCTTTGTGATATGATGTCTAAACTCTAATGATCTGTAAGGCAATTGACCGAAAGTATAATCAAAATACTCATCAATCTTACCTGTATAAACAACTAAGTCTGTTTTTTCTTTCTTCCAATCGTTTTTATCACAGTTTGTATTGACTTTAATACCTTCTAGCATTTTAGTCATCATTACTGTGTAGCCATGTTTTGGAATACATTGATACTTCTGACCTTCAAACCAAGTAGGGTCTTCTGAATCTTTTGTCTTTGGTATCCTATTAGTAATAGACTTAGGTATTTCATCAAAAGGAACACCCCATTGTTTTTCTGAATAATCTTTAAAGATATACTCCATGATTTCTTCTTGTGATAATTCTCTACCAATTTCAGAAATAGTCTTTTTACTGTAAGGCAATGATATTAGACCTAGTCTGGAATTACCTTTAGGTTGTAATTTAAATGGAAGCCATTCTGTATAGTTACTTAAAAAATTATAGACTTCATCATCATCTGTATGAAAGATATGAGGTCCATAACTATGTAACATGGTTCCGTTAACGTTAGAATCATAACAATTACCCCCAATATGATTTCTTGTCTCAAAAACTTCTACTTCATATCCCTTTCTCCTTAAGAGAATTGCAGCAGTAATTCCGGATAACCCACTACCTATAATAACAGCTTTCATATTATATAAGTTCTATTAAACATATGCCTCTATCATCAACTTTATCTGATATTGCTGATATTTTATATTCAGGATTATTAGCTATAAAATCTACAATAACAGGTTGTACAATATCATGTATCATATAATAGTCATCTACACAAATAATAGGAATATTGAGTCGTTTACAGTTATTTAAATCAGCAGTAATGGTAGGTATATCATGACCACCATCAATCCACGCAAAATTAATTTGTGGTGTATTAGTTAGAGATGTTAGAGTAATTTTACTATCACCTTCAATAAATTTAATATAATTATTAAATTCTGTATTTAAAAAATCTGTGCATTTCTGAGCTCGATTATCATCTACCCCATTCATACCGAATGTAATTACTTGTACATTCGGTAGTACACATTTTATAAAATAACAAAAAAGACCAGATTCGGTACCAGTTTCAAGGACATAATCTATATTTTTGTTCTGAACCGCTCTTGTAATAAAGCTTAATTGCTCGTGCATACCCTCTGTATTAGGGTTATATAATAATGCACCTGGACCGAAAGCGCCGAGATTGCAGAAACTTTTTAAAGTATCAATTATATTATTATTGTATGTATTAATCATAAAATAGAATTTGTAAATTTAAGCATACCCTGTATTTCATTCTTTACATGGTAATTATTACGTGTGAAGTTATAGCATTGCTCACTATTAAAATTATTATTTTTAATAGACTCAACTAATTCATCTATATTATCTGAACAAAAGCCAATATTAGGGTGACCGACTTGCTCAGGTACAGAACCGTAATTAGAACCAATAACAGGTGTACCTTTTGAAAGAGCTTCTAACCCCGTTCTACCAAATGCTTCTGGAATTCTACTAAGCATTGCAAATAGCTTTGCTTTTTTAAATGCCTCGCGGTGCGTATGATCTCTATTTAACTTACCTCTAAAATCAAAATTAGGTAATTCTTTTGATACATTAACTAGGTAGTTTGCAATTTCATCGTTACCCGTACCGTACGCGACAAACTTCTCCTCTGGTAGCCTTCTCGCCAATTCTATAAATGTATCTAAACCTTTACTCTCCAAGCCCCAATTTAAACCAGCTACCCATAAAATATAATCTTCTTTATTAGGTTCAAAATCGTATTCATAATCATCTAATCCGGAATGACACCAAAAGCTTTTTGACTTAACATCTTTTATAGTTTGATTATTTTCAGAGTCTTGAAAAACAAAATCGTAAAGAAATTTAGATACAAAACGATAGTAGACATTCTCTTTAAAAATATATTTACCATCAACCCACGGTCCGCTATCATGTATAGTGGCTATAATAGGTATCCCTAGTTCGTACAAGCCTTTGACAGACCAATCACCTTGTGACCAAATTACATCAGGTTTAACGGGCGCATTACCTATCATTTGCTTTACCTCTAAAGCAAAATTAATAGGATGTACCCCTGACTGACTGCAACCTATATAATTAGCTTCAATAATATTGAAGCTATATTGTTCTGTAATTTCACGATTTTCAAAAATCTTAGGTACTATAACACTAAACTTAACTTCATCTTTAAAGTGTGTATTTAAACCTGTACAAAGATGCTCCACACACGATTCTATACCACCGTAATCGATAATAGGGAAGTGTTGAAGGTTACAGCTTCCCAACACGCAAACTTTTAATTTATTTCGTACTTCATTAACCGGCATTAATATATTTAACTCTGTGTTTCCAATAATCAATTGATAACTTTTCGTAATTACACGGTAGCTTTATAAACGTATCGAGTAATTCTTGTGTGACATCGTTATAACTATTAACCTGTAATATAGGTAAATCACGCCATTTATCATATATATTATTCTTGATTACAATTGGTATGCTACCTACATAAAGAGCTTCCCACGTTCTATGACAATCAATACCATTACCTGGAGGCGATATAACAAATTTATGTTGTGATATTCGTTCTATATATTCGTTAAAGTTAATATTAGAGTCATGTGTAATATTAATATTATTAACTTTAAGTGATTCAGTTATTTTATTACGTTCAATATTTGTAATATTCCAGTTACAATATACGTTTAGTTTTTTATCGTTATTATATAGTCTATTAATATTATATGCAAACCATTCTGTCATATACTGAGGTTCAAAATAACAACCTTTATGTGTTTTAAGACCTAAAGGTATTGCAATTAAATCAGGATGACTATAAGTAGGATTTATTGCATACCATTTTTTAATACACTTCGGTTTTAAGCAAAATAATTTTTTATCGATAGGATAATCAGAATGATGTGTAACAATATTATATTGATGTGGTGAATTTTTAATTATATCAAACAGCTGCGGTATAAAATCTGTTTTGCAAAAAATAACACCGCTATGTTCAAAAAACTCCTGTGTTACTAATTTACCATCATGTGGTGAAAATACAAAATTACAACACTGCTCGTAGTTTGCAGCATTGAGAATATTATCAATATAAAAGATTTTGCTCATTTAAAAACAACTAAGCCTGTACCACTCCAATGACCTTTTGACGTAATGTCATATTTTTCTTCTGTTATGTTAGCCCAAAACGATTTCATCTCTTCGTTTAAATGTATATCATCTAACATTAGTAAGCCTTTCCATTTAGTTTCTTTTAGAAAATTATAAAAAATATTTTCGTAAGTACCATCATGATCTACATCTAAAAATATAAACGGTGTTGATGTTATATCTGTATCTTTAGTTGAATCCCCTAAAATAAACTCAACATTATCCAGTGTAGGGTTAGTAGGCATTACTTGAATAATGTCATACGACTTAAGCTTATTATTTTTATTAAATGATAAAGCTACAGCTGATCTACATGCATTTGTACCGATATCAAAAAGTGTTACGTCGTTGAACAATGTAGATGTATAAATTAAAAGCCTGTAATGCTCTCTACCACTATTACCATGATAACACGATATATCAAAATGCATATCATGCCCATTAACATTTGAGGTATCAAGTTGATCGAGCTCTTGATTAGTTACATTTAGTATTTGCTGTATTTGTTCGTTCATAAATTTAAATTGTTGCAACACCAGTACCGTTCATAGCCATGTGTTGATGCTGATAGGAATCCCAGTCATGTATTACATTTAATTGTTTAAGAGGTAAACCTTGCGAGACAAGATAGAATCCCCACATACGCTCCACTATACCGCATATTCTATGAGGGCAGTGATTCATAATACCCCATACATTATTTTTGAGAATAGATTCTATTTGAGTACCGTGAAAGTATAAAAATTCGCCAAACTTTAAGAATATATGTTTAGGTGTCACACTAAGTGATTCACTAATCCAACCATTATTCCAAGCTATATTAGGGTCAATATATACACCCATACTTTCACTCATAAATTCGCAAAGTTTGATTACTTCAAATAATGATAAGGATAGTTGCTCTCTCGGTCTTATCTTTTGATAAAAAATAATGTCACTGTTTATTGTGAGTTCTTTATGGATTTTATCGATTGAATTATCGTTAAATATAACATCATAATGCAACAATCCAACATGTGTTGTGTGTTCTATTAAGTGCTGATTTTTAAAAAGATGAACTATAGCACCATATTCATAAAATTGCTTTGTTTGGTAATCATACGAATTCCATGGAAGCTCCCACTCGTTAATTTGTTTTTGTATAAGAGTAGATATATTCTTTGTAATTTTCTTCTGAATATTATAGCATGTTACATGATTTAGTTCCTTCGGGTTAAGATTTTCTATAACCTTATCATACAGTCTATCATATGTAACAAGAAAAAAATCTACACGGCTCATAAACTCAAAAATATTTTATTAAATTGTTCCATAACTACTTTAGGTGAAAATTTATCTACTATAGATTTATAGTAGTTTTTTTCTTTACTATTAGTAGTAAGTTTAGTGAGTATATATGTTAGATCTTTTTCATTATTATACCATATACCTTTATCACCTAACATTTCAATATGATTTTTATCACTACCATTATTCCAACTAATAACTGGTTTATCATGATATAGAAATTCACAAATTGCTAAGCCAAAGCTTTCACCCATATTTCTTCCATGAATCATATAATCACAAGTATTAACAAAATCTGATTTATGTTGCATATTATATGTACCTTGAATGTGAACAACATTTTTATGCTTAACACCAAAGGGTCTTGTATTCATAAACAAAAAATATAAGTTATCTCTTTGACTTAGTGCGTTAAATATAGCGTTATAAACGAAAGGTAGATCGAACTCGGAATAGCCACCATGTCGTCCAATAACAATAGCGTCATTAGGTATACCTAATTTATCTCTATAACTTTTTGTAGCGTCAGGCATATCAACCATATAAGGTACATAGCTACCTGACATACCCATTTCATTAGCTAACCACTCTGAGATATATGCATAAGCATCACCATGCTCGTCTCTATGTTGAAAGACAGCATGTATTAGAGATTTCGTACCTGGTATTTCTCTACCATCTCTATCTCCAGCTTTTACATAATATACATATTCAATACCTTTTTTAGCTGTAAAAGCGTAATTATCTTCAAACTTATCGTAAAGAAAAACTTCAAATCTATTTTTAAATTTATCTAAAGCTGAGAGATCCGAGTTAGCATTAGA